GTAACTGACGAATCTCCATCAAAGACTAAATCTTCAGGAAGTAACACTTTCAATGTAGTATCTGCATCAGTCAGGAATAATGTGTCATTAGTAATAGTCAATGATTGGTTACGTCCTGATGTGTCTATTGCAGAAAATGCAAATCCTCCTGTATTGTCATTATATGTAATTACAATATTCGTATGATCTCCATTACTTAATGCAGTACCAACAACATCTTCAACAGCCTCTTCATTTAATTGGAAATAAATATCATTGTCAATAACAACAGGGCGAATAGCAGTTGTATCATCTGCATCGTATAAATACCCTGCCTTAAATGAATTGATGATTGTATCTGTTGTAGTAAATCCTGATGGTTCTTTGATACAGCGTATAGACTGCCCAATAGCACGCCAACCTGGAACTACTTCAGCTTTATTATTACGAAAATCTAAACTAGTTGCCTGAATTCCAGTTGAATCATTTAACCAAAGTTCCCCAGCAGCACTTGACCAATACCAACCAAATTGCCCTTGTAAGCTAACCGTTGAAGTAATCCATCTTGTACCTGCAGCTGGTAATTTAAGTGGAGATGCAAAAGCTCCTATACTATTTTTTTGCGACCAAGATAATATTTCTTCTTCCCATTCGCTTGGCGTAGGAATTCTATAGCCGCTTGGACATGGATTATTAATTCCATTTACCCCTTGCCATAAATTATTATTTAAAGTATCTAGCCAAATATTTACATCATCGTGTTGGGCTAAAATAAATTTACCGTCCCAAACTCCTCCTGTAAATGGCTCTGCTGTTGTAGCTAATGTTGAAGTCGTGCTACTATTAAAACATTGATGTCCATCTCCAAATCTACCCCATTGGTAATAATCTCCATAAGCTGCTGCATCTGTAGATGATGTGGCTTTTTGTGAAGCTCCTAAGTTACGATCCATCCATGTACGTCCTGTAACAGGGTTAATAACATCTACAATTTCTGTAGGTGTTGTACAATTTACAAGACTATCTGGAAACTCAGGTGGTGGAGGAGGAACTAAATCTGCTAAAAAGATAGTGTCTCCTTGTTGGATATATACAACACTATCTGCTCCAAAGTATACATAGAAGGAATCTATGTTCCCATCTTGGGTAATTGTAATAGTATCTTTCCGCAGGATGAGAATTGTCGTATCTCCATTGTTAAAGTAAATACTATCTGTATCTGTAAATGTGGGTAAAACAATAGTGTCACCTTGTTGTACAAAAATAATAGTATCTCCATTGTTTACATAAAGCGAATCCCCTTTTACTGTCCTTGAAAGCAACCCTGTAGTTGGATCTAAAGTCAAGACAGTATCTGTGGCAATAAATGGAATATCGCCTGCAACCTTCAATCCATTTGGAATACCCATCTGCGCTGTATCTGTACGATGCAAATAAATATGCGCAGTCATGTTGGTGTCTGTCAAAACTTGCGGAGTCAAAGGTACATTACTGTAATTGACATCTATGACTACATATTGGTTACCTCTTACGTTATTAAACTGCCCGTATGTTTGAATCTGCCCAAACGATGGAAAAGAATCTGCCGGAACAGCCGGACCTGCATAATGTGAGATTGCAAAATTAGCTTGCCTGAATATGTATTGGAAATTACTCGCAACATAGAATTGCTGCCCTGTGGTATCATAAATGTAAATGTCCCGACCTGCGGGACCTCCTAAACTAATCTTATCGCCATTGACTGTAATGGCATTGTCTCCTTGGTATAAATTGTTGCCCGATGAATCTATGTAGATAATGTTGATGGAGTCTATCGGCAGGGAGTCAAGCCAATATGCGTAAAACGTATCAATCTTAGTATTCAAAGAATCTAACAAAGACTCTTTTATATTGATTCGGTATTTGTTTCCTTCTAATTTAACGCCCTCCCCAATGATGTACATACTATCATTGTGGGTTATGTTTGTAGTTAATAAACTATCTGATATAAAAAACGATGTCCCCGCTTCAGCAAGTTGCAAAGCAGAGTCAATCAAAATCATGTTGTTGTTAAAAATAGATGCCTTATCATCGGGAGTTGTATTGGCATCGAATAGAGACAGATTAAAGTTTGTTGTTTCCTTATAAATAGTTCCACCTACAGATGGAAAAACTAATAAATCATCTCCTTGATTAAGCAGCGTCAAAGTAATATTTCCACCACCATTACTGACAACATTTGTAATCTTAAATTTAATTACTTCGTTGTTCCAGGTTTCCGCAGAATAAAACATTCCCGTGTCTATATCTCCCACCACATAGCCATGCTGCGAAATAAAGTTACATTGAACAGTCCAAATAGGATCACCTCCCGATGGCAAAATTTGGGTAGTTTTTCCTACTACCTGCTTTTCCAACACTTGACCAAACAAAAAACTTGGTAAAAATAATAAGAACAGTATTTGGATTATTGTCTTCATTTGGGATTATTTATAATACGATAAAACAACCGCCTGAGGCTCTTGTGTTGACTTGTTGAAAAACATGACCAACGATACCATTGCTAAATTCATCTACTCTCTGATCTGCACTTAACACCATAGAATGCTGCAATGGGTTTTGAGAAGACACTCCTGAATTAGGATCTGTCTTGATAAATACTCTTGGATTTCTCAGCAGGGTAACGCCCTTCGATGAATGGTCGATTCTCACCTTAAATCCTCCCGACACATTTCCTGCTGCATATGTTGCATCTGTAGGGTCAACCTCCACCATTGCCCATACTAAAATAGCTTGTTCGTCTAATGTGATAGTGAGTACACCTGAACTTAAAGATGATGTAATACCATCACTCCCAATTACGGTTACTCCGTTTCCAATCTCTCTTTTTGTAAACCCTAATGCTCCCGATAATACTGTAAATACTAACTGCTCTTCAATACCCGTGTCTACCTTAGAAATACTAATGCCTGTAGATGCAATCAATTTATTTTCCAAGAAATTGCTTAAACCATCTTCCTCAGATACCTTTGCTTTGATATCTTGAAAATCCCCCTTCATAATTTCTTCATAAAGGCAGCGGATTTCCTTCATCACCCATTCTTTGGTTGCAGGTCCAATTTCTTTTAATACAGCCATTGTATTAGTATTAAAGAAGGAGGGAGGTCATACGACCCCCACTCCTTATTTGTTATAAATCTCAATTACCCGATACCGTCCGTACCAGCTGCTTTGTCTGAAGTCAGATTTGTAACATTGCAAGCGCAAAGAGCCAAATCATTTGCTTGTGCATCAAAAGATGGAAGCAGCGCATCTATAATTGCGCTAAACCCAGCAGCAGTTGTTGAAGAAGCGCAAGGAATGAAAATGCTTGCCAACTTTGGATCGCTGTAGCTCAAGTTTCCACTAAAGTGATTGTAACGATAGTGAATATCCATGCTGTTGTAATCCTGACCATCTACAACCTGAGTTGAGGCATCTCCGATGAATACGCCTGACTGAGTTTGGCGATATGGACCTGCAAGGTGACCTTTCGCTACATACTCACGGTACTTTACTTCCTCGTATGAGCCTTCTTCCAATGTAGGAATTTGACGCTCAGTTACGGCTCCGCAGCAAGCCAATCCTTCTACAGGAGCAGCGACCAACTTAACGTTCCGTGGGAAATCATAAGTCTCAGGAATGTTACACCAGTCCTTCAAAGTAGGAAGAACAGTCTGAATACGAAGCGCAGGACAAGCCTTTGCATTTGCATCAGCACCTCCAATCAAAGTACCTTCTCCGGTCAGTTCTACGCCTGAAGTTGCATTTGTGGTAAGTACAGTTGAGTTACCTGCAGCACCCGCAGCATCCAATGTAATGATAACTACATTACCAACGGCTTCAGCTGAAACGCCTGAAATACCATCAATAGCAGTAGCCAAATTGCCAGCAGTTGTAGCATTGTCTGTTTCCGCAGTAAATTCAGATGCTTCTGTCAAAGTAGTAGCACCTACAGTAACAGTTTTACCACCATCCAATCCGTTCCAATCTGTAACAGTAATCCACCCTTGGGCAGACTGAGCATTTACAAGATTGTCAATGTCGGCATCAGAAAGAACAGCAGCATCCAAGCTTGTTGCTTTGTTCGGGTCGATTGCCCAAGCAGTAAACAAGCCATCACGATCTGCATTGATTTCATCACGAAGCTTCTTGATTACCTCAGAGCAAATCGCTGCTTCGTTGTCACAATCTGTGCAGTTAGAGCAGCAATCTTTACCAACTACGAAAGTCTTGTAAAGTGGCTGATAACCCATCTTGTAAAAATCAGATGGAGATGTGATTGCAAAACGAAGTACATAATCTTCAGTACAATCAGTACATCCACCTACAATCAGGTCATACACACCTTCCTGTGGAGCAGAAGCACAACGTGTGTTGTAAGCTTCTACATCAGCCGCAGTGATGATGTTTGAAGTGAGAAAATCGCCATTGCCAGTTCCTACAGCGATGTAGAAAGAACGGCTTGTGGCGGTATTGTCTACGGACAAATTTGTCTTAGCGTCAAACACGCCAAGCTGTCCCTTTGCCAAAGTGTTGAGTGCTGCACCTGCACCGAGAACTGCCTGATCGCCAGTTGCTACAAGTACCTGTTCAACACTACCCATAATACTACTCATAATAATTCAATTTTAATTTGGTTAGTGAACTTTGAAAATTAGATTCTAAATCTCCTGTCACCAACGCAACTGTCAAGTCCACCAATGTTTGATGAATTGAGTCCGCTAATTCACAGTCCTGCTTTCCCGTTAGTAATGTACCATCCGGTAAAGCATAGCCTCCATATGCTTCAGCCCAATGAATATATGCAGGTCGCCTTAAATATGTCATGTATGCGGAGTCGATTGTAAAATCAGTTTGGAATAACCGCAATTTATTATCAAAAAATAATGCGACTACTTCTCCCCACGCATAGTCAGAATCAAATAAAGCCGACCCTCTATGAATGTCATCATGCTGGCCTATATAAGCTCTTGTCGTCCTATCTGGACAATTATCCTTAGTTATCTTTACTCTGGTTCCCCAATGATAGAAATAATCTTCAGGAAGAAAGGCAATGACCGAATCTTCGTCATAGTCGTCTAACTCTAACTGAACATCCGGCATTACAATTTTTCGCAGAGCATCAATGGCTGCCTGATCTTTTTCAGACCCCATTGCTTTATTTCCCGCAGCTAACGTACGCACTAATATTTCCTGCGCCCTATTTAATTGGACATCCAATTCAGGTATTTCCAAATTTGGATACGACTCAGAATCAACTCTGTCTAACCGGAGTTGAACTTCATAGTGCATTTGTTCTACGGTCATTCTTCATTTACTTTTTTAACAAGGTGCAGCCAAAACTTTTGGTTCTGTGGATCCATCAGATAGGCAACTGCTTCTTCTTTGTCATAGCCAATCACCAAGTCATCATAGACCACCTGCGTACCTTGACGTACAAAAATTCGATTCATAATAGCCATCTCAATCACCGAACGCACTTGTACTTCTTTCTTGTCCATGTTGGTGTAGAGTAGGAATTCTTCCGTTTGGTTTCGTACCAACTGCTCTACCTTCATGTCAATGTACTCCTGCGATTGCCCAGTTGCATTCTCTTTGCCCAACAAGGCTAAGATGTGTACTTTTTGGGCATTGGTCATCTTGATGTATTCAGCATAAGCCTTTGCTCGTTGCTGTGCTGCACTTGCTGCTGCTACCACATCATCACCATCGCTAATCAACTCATACATGGCTCCCGGACAAATTCCCGGATTACCATCTTTTTGTTTGTTGCATACTGTATCGGATGCTCGTGCCAAACCAAGCTGGATTAAATCCATAGGATTCTTATCATCCATTACTTTAGCATACGGCTCCAATGTCAACAAACCTAGTCCCTTCTTTCCCCAAAAATCATGCTCACGAATGTCAGGGCAAGTGCGAGTTACGTTATAGCCCGTTTGCTCCTGTATCCATTTTAGTTCGTCATCAGTAAGGTCAATCTGTACCTTGCCTCCAACAACCAACGGATCTTCATAGCGTGTGCGCTGTATCTGATCCGGTGTGGCACTCAACCACGGTTTATTGTCATTACTTTCTTCGATTGGTCGAATTACGAATTTCATATGTTTTGTTGTTTAAAGTTGGGGGAGAGCAAACACCCTCCCCCTATGAATTACGATACTTTAGGAATAAGCATTCCACAACGAGTGATGTCCTCAATGTGAATACCTACCTGCTCATGTGCGTGCATTTCATAGTAGTCACCTGCATGAGCAACAGATGCCTGATTGGTATATCCAAACGGTGAAGCCATACCCTCAATGTAGCGGATAATCATAGAATCACGCTTACGGACAAGCTTGATGTTTGACTCCATACCTTCGCCTGAGAAATCAAGGAATACATAACGCTCAGATTCGTAAGGGAATCCAGTCTTAGGATTGATTTCTGTGTTTACGGTCGTGTCATCGAAAGCTGGAACGTGGAATACTTCCATCTCAATTCCGTTTGCAAACCTTGCACGAGTAAACTGATAGCCAGCAGTCAACGAGTTAGCATGGTAGCTAGAGCTTGTCTTCTGAAGGTTGATGTCATCAGTTACCTGAAGGAAGCCATTGGACTTCTCACGATCGTTGATCGCACGGTGGAAGTTACGCATTCCGATTTCACCAGTACCTACACGCAGCTTACGAGCAGGTGCGCCTGGGGCAATACGTCCGTAGAAGATGTCGCTTGCAAAGTCTTCGAAAAGCTGTGCGCTTACAGTGCTGTAAGTGTAAGTGTGCGACTTCTCAAGAAGCTCAAGGATACCAGGACCCTGACGAGTCGGGCGGCCTGTTGAACCGGGAACTGAAGTAGTCGACTGGCTGTACCAACGAAGACGCTCAATTTCACGATACCACTGGTAGTAAAATTCTGCTTCTGCGTACTTAATCCAACCATTGTACTTGTTACCATCTTCGCCAATCATAGTTACATCCAATACCTCACGAGCAGCATCTCCGGTTACTTTGTAGTGCTTCCGGATACGGCTCAAGCGTGAAGCAAGGTGCATTGGCATACTGTAGTCAGTTGAACCAGACTGCTCTGATCCTTCTTCGTATACTGAAAACAGCTTTACCCACTTTGTGTTAGGCTCAAGATACTTGGCAGGGATGAACATTGCTTTGTCGTCCCAGTTTCCAACTACTGTGTAAAGCCATCCAGCTCCATGACGAGTTGGGTCTGCTTGTACACGAACTTGATAACTCTTGTTAAGCGTACCGGGATAGATTACATCACCAGCTACGAAACGATTCTCAGCAAATTTCAGGGTGAACTGAGTTTTGTTCAGACCTGCTGCTGCGCCACCCGTAAGGGTGTTTTCCATAATCAAGGCAGGGCGTTCAGATGCACCACGGAGCATCCATTCCCATTCTGATTTGTCGATAACAAGTTCTGACTTGCCACCTAAGATTACTGAGAGGGGGTTTTCACTATAGCGATAAGCAGAGAAGATTTTTTGCATATTATCATACATCATCTCCGGCTTTGCGACTAAAGCACGACCCAAGTGGTTCAACTCAGTATGATTCGAATGCCACTGCATTTTCCGAATCACCATGTCTTTAATTCCTACTGAAGCCATTGGTTAATTGATTTTAGTTAAATAATTTATCGATTTCTATCCATTTGTTCCCAAAGTGGGACTTGTGTTTTTGATGCGCCAGATTTTTTACTTCGTGGCGGTGTCTTTCTTTGTAAATCTTTTTCAGTTTTTGAGATGACCTCTGTCGCTCCTTTCTTCTTTACAATGTCAAGCTTAAAGTCATTTCGCAAAACATAGTCTAAAGCAATTAATTTATCAGGATCAGAAAACGCATCTCGGAGCATTTGCGTAAGTTTTGTTTCATACTTTTTAGTCTCCTTGTTGTATTCCGTTTTCTTTAAAATGTCCCGTTCAATCAATTTTTTATCTCGTGCCGACAATCCGATATCGTTATATCCAGTTGTCTTTTTCAGATGATTCGCAACCATTTGCTCACGTTCACGAGCCGCTTGTATTTGTTGCTGTTGTTGCTGCTTCTTTTGTTCAATCTCCTGTTGGATAAGTTGGCTTTCAGCAGCTTCTAACTTGGAATAAAGTTCCGTGGCTTCTTCTTCCAACGATCCCTCGTCTTCCAGGAAATCAAGTTCTCTTTTAACTCGGGCTGCACTCTTGCCTTCAATCTGCGTATAGTAGTATTCCAAAAATTTACGTTGGTCTTGTTCTGTTTCCATCGTAAATTGTTTGGATGCACTTTGCTGACGCAGCGATTGAAAGTCTTTCCAACTACCTCCTTTCAACAAATAATCGACAAGCTTATACGAATCCTGATCAAGCGAATTAGCCATTTCGTTAAATTGCTCTAATACCGCTTGCTGTATCTTGCCTTCAATCTTTTCTTGCAGCACTACATCATCAACTTCTTCATCATCATTTAAATCAATGATTCCAAGTTCATGAAGCATCTTTGCCGCAGCACTATGTCCTACTTCTTCTTCCTCGTCTTCCTCGTCTTCTGAAACTTCTTCCGAATTTTCCTCAACTTCATCAGTAGAAGTATCTTCAGTATCAATCTCATTGTCTTCAGGTTCCTCTTGCGGTTCTTCCTGTGTCTCCTCTTGCGGAGTTTGTGGGGTTTCTTCTTCCGTTATAAGAAATCCTGCTAACGGATCATCGTCATCCCATGTGATAGTGTTTGGTTGTTCTTTGCTCATAACAATTTTTTATATAAAAAAAGTTTCAATTTGTAAATAAATTCTATTTATTCGCTTGTTTTTCTGCCTTTTTCTGCTCTATTTTCTTTTCTTCAATGTCTAATTTACGTTTGTCAACCTCTTTTTGGTGTTCAAACTTTCGTTCCTCTAATAACTGCTTTCCAATCTCATAGGTGTCGGGAATATTGTTCTGATTTAAATCTCCCTCCTCAGCAAACCCGGACGAGAATACAATCTGCTTTTTCAGATCCCACTCACCCTTGCGCTCAATTTCCATTAGTTTAGTTTCTCGCTCAAACTGCAACCTTTGCATCTCCATCTGATGTTTTTGCTGCTCCATTTCTTGAGCCGCCTGAATTTGTTGCTGCTGCATTTGCTGTTCTTGCTCCTGCTTTTCTCGTTCAGACTTTCTCAATAATTCCTCTGCTTCAATGAGCGAATCCTGTCGCATAATGTTGATAATATCCGACATTCCTATTGAACCAGATTGCATTCCAAACTTTGCAATTTCATTTACAGTTTGGCGAATTTCCGTAATCTTTCTTGAGTTGCTCACATAAATACCATACGAAGAATTAGCCAATAGTACAGGATCGACTTTTAAATAAGCGTAGGTATGGTCATCTAAGATATAAGACAACACCACGGGGTCTTCTTGCGTATACACTACTTTAGCAGACTCAATCAAAGCCTGTAAAACATTCTGCTTTACTTTTGCCCTCTTACTAAAGAACACCTCTAATTTATTTGAGGTAAGATTTAAGGCTTGGTTGACATTCTTGACTGCCTCCCTTTCTTGGATTTGACCTTCCAATGTTTTGGTTACTCCGATGGATTCTCCAGCTTGTTGGTCAATGTAACTCAGCAGGGTCTGGTAACGGGCAATGTCTGAG